TCGGGTTTTCAAATAACTATGGTAAACCCGGGAGTACCGCTAGGACCGGACACAGAGCAATCACCATTACTCGAACCAGGCGACAATCCGGACCCGCCAGATCCAGGAGTGCAGAATGCACCCGAGATATAGATGAGATAGTCGAAATACCACAATTCGTAGACTTTGAAGATTGTGTAATGTGTAGTGCAGATATGGAGGCGGCTGGATACGCCTTGTATGACATAATACCTCATGTTGAATTCCGAGGACGTAGAATTATATCTATCGAGGGAGCTCAAACAGGTGTATACTGTGTATATACTAAGAGGCTTGATGTAACTCTATTGTATTGTAAAACTGATTTAGACTTGAAGAGTGCTTACCCTCCAGTGTTGTTGCGGGCAGCAAGGTGGCAGTATGGGCCGGACCTAATGCCTTATGGGTTAGTTACCACTAATGAAATATTAATGAATGCTTTCTTTGTAAATAGTACCTCCAGGAGGCAAAAACCGGCACTGCAGGCAGAGAGCTTTGTTCAGAAAGCGTTACGTGGAGAAGTAGAAATACCTCCTACCAAGGTCTCTGCAAGGCACTTGAGATATGTAACTACACGTGAACTTAATTCAGTACCTTATAATCGGTTAGTAGAACTAGCTGGCTTTACCTTTAACACATTGCATTCTTTATATAAAGCCAAAGACTTGCATGAATCATTCTTTGTTGGATTGATAATGTGGGCTATGAGTATACCTGATGACATAAGACCCTGGATAGCCAAGTCTGGTATTTGGTTATGGGAGTTTAATACTGTTGAACAGTTTGCTAAGACTATTAAAAACAGGTTCACACTCAGATTGAAAGCTTTACAGAATCTGGTTCCTATAGATCTGACACCAGCCTTTGAGATGGAAGTGCTAGTGAATAGAGGTGTTGGCAGCGTCGACTGGGATGCTGAAGAATTAAACAGGACCAGACCTAAATTAGCAGAATTTGACAAAATGTCAATTTTGACTGAGTGTGTAAAGCTTTTCAAGCGTGCTTATAGTACGGGTAGTCGACCTAAGAAAATGAAGTGGGAGAAGTACTGGAAGAATAGGTATCAGTGGGCACCTACAGGAGCGTTCCATTCACAATATCCTGAGGATCTGATGTATCTAGCTAAAGACAGATTGTGTCGCAATAAGCTTGATACACTGACGAAAATGCCTAAGCGTCCTTTGGAGTACTTCTTAGAGAGGCCACCCCAAATAAGAGCATGGGCATCTACCAAATATGAGTGGACGAAGATGCGCGCTATATACGGGGTTGATGCTACTAACTTCATATTAACAGGATTCGCTATGGGTGACTGTGAAAGAACATTGAGTAACATATTTCCCATAGGCGACACGGCAACGGAGGAGAACGTCAGACGGACAGTAAAAGAGGTACTTCGTAACGGAGTACCATTTTGTTTCGATTACGAGGACTTTAATTCGCAGCATAGTACAGAAGCGATGAAGTCGGTACTTGAGGCATACATTTTAGTTTTTGAAAAAAATTTATCACAGGAGCAGCAGGCTGCTTTGGTGTGGGCAATTGACAGTCTCGATGATGTTGAAATCCGTGATGATAAACAAAAGTGGTACAAAACAAGTGGTACGCTATTATCAGGCTGGAGACTGACTACATTCATTAATACTGTATTAAATTATGTGTACATACAACTATTAGATACACCGATTAAGGTGTCTACTCATAATGGTGACGATGTGCTGGCCGCTGTCACAAGGTTTTCAGATGTACAAAAATTAATGTTAAACGCACACAGACATAGGGTGAGGTTTCAACCACAAAAGTGTTTTTTGGGTGCTACAGCAGAATTTCTAAGGATAGATCATTCTCGGCCTGGGGCTGGGCAATATCTAGCACGGTCTATCTCTACTTATGTACATGGCCCGACAGAAGCTGCCTTACCTAATAATGTGTTAGATTTATTAAAGGCTACTACTGAGCGCTGGCGTGAAATAGAAGAGAGACATGGCTGTGTAGATAACTTACACGTTATACATAGAGAGACGATACGGTATATATGTAAGAAGTGGCATGTGGAAGAGGATCTATATGATAAGTATTTAAATACTAACGTATTATGTGGTGGTCTGTCTAATGACGTGGGTGAAGAAAATTTTTTATATGATTTTAAATTAGAACAGGTTAAAACTGATAAGGAAATAGATGATGCAGAGGTGCGGGCCACTACACAATTAAACCAAGCTGGACTTGACCAGATATTGGGTAATGTCAGTGAAGACGATTTGACAGACGGGGAAAACTACCCAGGTGCATATGAATATGCCCTAGGGTTATCTCGATCTTTGTTTTCAGGAACACATTTTTACCAAATCTATAAATCAGTACTCAAGACATTGGAGCTCAACCGGTCAAATATCAGGTTCAGAGTGAAAGTGTTAGAGAGGAATACAAATACGATAGACTATCTAAATGCAGTGCAAAAAGGTACTCATAAGACTAGAGCTAGCTCAACTAGAGTGATGTTGGCGAAGGCTTGTGGTATACCCTTAGTATCTGTTTACGATGAAGTCTACAAAATAAAGGACTTGTTGGCTGCAGAGAAGGATCTCGACAAAGCGTTGATGATCTACTCTTAAACCAACAAGTCTTGCGGAG